ATCGAAAATATAAATGCGAATGTATTTGTGATTGTGGTAAAATATTTTTAACAAATGCATCATGTTTAAATAATCATGAGAGGACTTCGTGTGGTTGCAGAAGATATGCTATTAAAAAACGTATAAAAGGTTTCGGTGAAATATCAGGTACGTTTTGGAGTAGAATAGTACATTCAGCGGGAAAACGCAGGGATCCAAACAAAAGAAATTTTTCTATTAATATTGAGGATGCATGGAATTTATTTTTAAAACAAAATAGAAAATGTGCTTTAACAGGAATACCATTAATATTAACAAAATCTGCACCGGAATATGAAAAAGGTATACATACAGCATCTTTAGATAGAATAGATTCATCTAAAGGATATATCGAAGGAAATGTACAATGGGTTCATAAAGATATTAATACTATAAAAATGGATTTAGACCAAGATAAATTTATTGAACTTTGTAAGTTAGTTTCTATACACAATAAATAATATGCGCTCTATTGTATTCAAACAATTCAGTATTAAAAATTTCCTATCTATAGGAGATGAACCTATACAATTGCAATTTAATAAAGGAATTCATCTCATAACTGGTGAAAATAAGGATAAAGATGGCAGACGTAATGGAGTGGGTAAGTCTGCATTGATGGATGCATTTCATTGGACATTATTTGGTTCACCTATTAGAGATATTAATAAAAGCACAGTAGCTAATTTTAATACCAAAGGAAAATGTGAAGGTATACTAGAATTTGATGTAAATGTAAATGGAAAAAATAATAGTTATAAGATTATTAGAACATTAACCCCCAGTAAATGCTTTTTATATGTCAACAATGAAGATAAAACCTTATCCACAATTAATAATACCAATGATCTGGTTCAAAATGTTTTGGGCTTTGACTCGCCGCTATTTTGCAATAGTGTTGTTCTATCTATTAATAGTACTAAATCGTTCTTCGCGCAAGATAAAATAGCTAAACGTAAGTTTATCGAAGGAATTTTTAGATTAGAAGTATTCAGCACTATACTTGCTGATGTGAGACAAAAATCTATTGATATAAAAAAACAAATAGATATTTTGGATACAAAAATAGATAATAAAAAACAAAATGCGAATATATACGAGGGTCAAAAGAAAGTTTTTGAAGAAGAAAGAGAACGTAAATTAAAAGAATTGAATAAGGATGTTCTTATCAATGAAACAAAAAAAGTAGATCTTTCTGGCAAATTAATAGATGCGCAAAGTTTATTAGATAAACAAACATTTTTAAAAAATAAGAAAAAACAAATAGATGATACTATTAATCAAAAAGAACTAGAGATAAAAGATTTGAATGAAACTTCGCAAAAGGCTCAATCTTTGATTGAGAAATATGAACGATGTGACAGTGAATTAAAAGATTTAATCAAATCAAAGGGGTTAATAGAAAAAAGAAAGGAAGACTTAAAACTTGATAATGATGGTCTTATAAAATTAAAACAAAAAATAGAAGATAAAAAGGCGGTAAAGATTACGTTACAAGGCGAAATTAGTAAATTAACCAAATTCAAAGAAACAAAAAGAGAATTTATTTGGTCTCTAAAACAAAATGCATCATCAGTAGAAAAAGACAAACAATTATATGTTGAAAGCACAAAAGTATCTTTTTGTCCTACTTGTAAAAAACCGTTAGATGTTAAATTGGTTTTAGATGAAGCAAAAGTTGCTGAATTTGATAGTAAAATTGGCGAATTGAATAATTCTATTTTACATAATGAAAAGGAGATCAAAGACCAAATAGATACAGAAATTGAAAAACATGAATTGGGATTAAAAAATTATGATGAAGAAGTATCTAAAGTATTAAACGCAATTTCTTCGATTGAAAAAATTCAATTAGAATATGATTTATTACAAAAACAATTAAATGAGATAAATCATAAAGTGCTTAATAATCATGGCAAAAATGATTATAATGATTTGATTAAAGGTCTAGAGACAGAAAAGAAAATTTTTAATGATAAGATCTTGAAATTGGATGAAATTAAAACCAAATTACAAGTGGATGGTATTTCTAAAATAGATGAAGAATTGAATAAATTAGATGTTATTATTAATCAAAATGAGAAAATAAAATACGAGATAGGATTTGTTGATAAACAAATTTTAGATTATAAAAAACAAATTAATGAAACTTCGGATCAAAAAAATACCTTTATTGAATTATTGGATAATAATACTAAAGAGTATAATATTTTGGTGGAAGAACAAAAGAATAACCAAAAACTTTTTACTATTTATGAGTCTGCAAAATTTATAGTATCAGAAGAAGGTGTAAAAAGTTATATCATTAAAAAGTTATTATCTCTTTTGAATAATAGAATTGATTATTATTTGAAAAAACTAGATTCAAATTCTACTTGTTGTTTTGACGAATTTTTTGATGAAACTATAAAGAATGATAAAGGAATAGTATGCTCTTATTTTAATTTTAGTGGCGCAGAAATGAAAACAATAGATTTGGCTTGTTTATTTGCCTTTATGGATTTGAGAAGATTGCAAGGAGATGTATCAATTAATGTTTCTATGTATGATGAATTATTTGATTCATCTTTTGATGAAAAGGGCATTGAACATATTACTGAAATTTTATTAGAAAGAGTAATGGTCAATCAAGAAGCAATTTTTATTATAAGTCACCGCAAAGAAAGTTTGAAAGCAATTACTGGCGAATTAGTTTATTTGGAAAAGAGTAACGGGATTACTAGAAGAGTGTTTAATAATTAATAACATTATATGCCTCCTAAATTTACTTTAGAAAATAATCCATTACCACCTTTTAGTGCCCCGTTACAAGGTTTTGGAAATGGACCAACAAGTCATTTACCGCCTGAAATGCAGAACATAAAACGCGCAATCAATTTTTATGCGGATTATGCGGGGTGTGGACTTTTTAGAATGATATGGCCTGAATATCTTATTAATATCTATCAAAAAGGTGTGGTCTCAGGGGGTATTACAATGATTATAGACCCAAGATTTTATACGGGGGTTAAATCTGTTAGATTGCAACGTCAAGCCATAAGCCATCAAGTTAATTTCATAAAACATTTAAAAGAAATATCTAAACATAATGGAATGAAATTAATATATGAAGTGGATGATGTTATTTTTAGACAAGATATTCCTTTATATAATGCTTGTAGACATGCTTTCGATAGTGAAGAAGTAGAGAAATCGTCTACCGAAGCTATCTTATTATGTAATGAAATGTCAGTATGTAGCGAATACATGAAGGAATATTATCAAAAACGTACAGGACATCCTGACGTTAAATGCATTCCGAATTATCTTCCAAAATTTTGGATGGATGGTCATTATGATGAAGATGAAGTTATGGATCGTTACGATCGTTATAAAAGAAAACCTAGAGTGGCCGTCTTCACTTCTAGTACACATATAGATGTGAAAAATCAAAATGGTTTTATAGATGATTTTACACACGTTAACGATATTATTATTAAAACTTGCAAAGATATACAATGGGTTATTATAGGCAGTATTCCAATTAAATTGGCGCCTTATATTAAAAAGGGATGGATTGAACATCATCCATGGGTTAATATTCATGAATATCCCAAACTTATTAAGAAGGTTAACGCCAATATAAGTTTCGCACCATTAATCGAAAATGAATTTAATAAATCAAAAAGCGATATTAAAATTCTTGAAGCAGGAGCATTTGGTATTCCATGTATTTGTCAAGATATAGTCACTTATAAAAATGCTCCTGTTAAATTTACCACTGGTGATGAATTACTCGAAAAAATAGTAAAGCTCATGAAAAATGAAAGTTATTATGCGGATATGAGTAAAAAATATAGAGCTATAACAGAGACGAGATGGTTGGAAGATCACATAGATGAATATGTCCAACTATATGGCTTGAATTAATTGAATTAATTAGTATAATTTGGTTAAATGTATAGAAATGTGTATTATGATTATACTCAAGGGGAAATAGTCCTGTACACTTGGGACGGTGAAGGTAATCCAGTTACAGAACGTCATGGATTTTATCCGTATTATTATATTGATACTGCAGCGGCAAAACCCGATGCCATTAGTATTTTTGGTGGGGGATTAAAGAAAAAAGAATTTAAAAAACAATACGAACGATATAAATCGGTTAAGGATAGCGGCGCAGTTAGAATTTATCATAATCTTCCTTGTGAACAACAATTTTTAATTGACTGGTTTGGATCACAAAATAGTACATCGGATTTCATGAAGTTCAAACTTCGAATCTTATTTCTTGATATCGAAGTTTATAGTAAAGCCGGATTTCCGACACCAAAAGAAGCCAAGGAGATCATAAATTTAATAACAATTTATGATTCATATAAGAAAAAATATATTACTTGGGGATTAGAAAAAGAATTTACACCAGAGAGATCGAATCATGAATATGTATCATGTAGTAGCGAAAAGGCTTTATTGGAAAATTTTTTAAATTATATTGAAAATAATAGACCCGATGTTTTGATTGGTTGGAATTCTGATGGCTTCGACGTGCCTTATATCATTAATCGTATTAAAAGAGTTTTAGGGGAAGGACAAGCAGAACGTCTTTCGCCGGTTGGGAGAATATATGAAAAGGAGTATGTTGGGCAATTCGGAATGCGCGCAACTCGTTGGATAATTTATGGTCTTACGGTATTGGATTATTTGGAATTGTATCGCAAATATACAATGGAAAAACGCGAATCTTATAAGTTGGATTATATTGCAGAAGTTGAATTGGGTAAAAATAAGATCAAATACAAGTATGGTAATTTGGCTACTTTAGCGGATCAAGATTGGGCTGAATTCGTTCGTTATAATATCGTTGACGTTGAACTGTTAGTTCAACTGGATGAAAAGGTATGTTATATCGAATTGACCAGAAAATTGGCCTATACAGGTTTAACTAATTTAGAAAGCGCAACAGGTACTATACAAGTAGTTACTGGCGCAATTGCAATTGAAGCAAAAGCAATGGGCCAAGTTATACCTACGTTTATAAAAGATAGCGATCAAGAAATTGAAGGTGGTTATGTGAGAGAACCTATAAGAGGATTACATGATGCTATAGTAAGTTTTGACGCCAATTCACTGTATCCTAATGCAATGATTAGTCTTAATCTTTCTCCTGAAACAAAGATAGGAAAGATTGTAGAGAAAACAGATACAGATGTAAGGATTTTAAGTACTACAGGTAGAGAGTATACGCTTACTATAGAAAAATTTACACAATTTTTGAAGTCAGAGGAAATAGCTATTTCTCGTGCTATGGTAATGTTTACTCAAAAGAAGAAAGGCATTTGTCCTATTATTCTAGATCGTTTATATAGTGAACGTGTTGATATCAAGAAAGAACTAAAGACTGCAAAAAAGAAATTGGGTAATTTAATTAAAAATAGTAAAGAATATAATGAATTGAGTACAAAGGTTCAGCAGTTGAATATCAGTCAACATACTATTAAGATTTTAACTAATTCGATCTATGGTTATTGGGCCAATAAATATTCGCCGTTGGGAGATGTTGATTTGGCACGAAGTATTACTCTTACAGGCCAAGCAGTAGTTAAACACGCCGCAACTTTGGCTGAAGAATTTGTTAAAAATGTTTATAATATAGATACTAAAGATCCCATAGTAGTTACTGGTGATACTGATTCAATTTTTGTATCTGTAAATCCGATTTTAAAAGATAAAAATTGGGTTACAGCAAAGGATAGTAAAGTTACTTCTGAAATGTATAAAGTTTGTGAAGAGTTAGAAAAGCACCTTAATGAAGGAATAACGGTGTGGGCGCAAAAGAATTTAAATACGAAAGATAGTAGATTCGTATTTAAAAGAGAAGCTATTTGCGATACTGCACTTTTTATAGAAAAGAAAAGATATGTTGCGCATGTATTAGATGATGAAGGTATACCTGTTGACAAATTTAAATATGTGGGGGTAGCAGTAGTTACTACAACAATATCTAAAGAGGTAAAGCCATACATTAAAAAGATAGCAGAGACAATGATACGTACTAAATCATTAAAAGAAACGAATGATGTATATAACGAAGCATATGAAAAATTTAAATCTTTAAAAATAGAAGAAATAGCTATGCCGAAAGGTATAAAAAATTATGAAGAATACGCAAATCAGTGCGATCAGTTTAAAGTAGCATTAAAAATGCCGGGCCATGTTAAAAGTGCATATTTCTATAATATGTTTCTTGATCGTCTGAATATTACAGATCGTTATGAAAAAATAATGAGTGGCGATAAAATAAAACTTTACTATGTTATGCCGAATCCTTACAAAATAAAATGTATGGCGTATAAGGATATATTACCACCTGAAATGCAGGAGATATTTAAAGTAGATATTGAAACAATGTTTGAAAAGGCTATAGGATCTTCAGCTGAAATATTATATAATGCAGCGCATTGGCCTATATCATCACCTAATAACCAACAAAATGTAAATTTGTTAGAATTGCTTGGGTGAATTTTATAAAGATGCACTTAATATAGTATTATATGAATAAAGACACGATAATTGTATTTTTTGATAATTTAGGCCGCGTTGTCATAGGCGTACTAGCTAATGAATCAACCGAACAACTTTTTGTACAGAATCCAACTGTTTTGCATGCTCAAATAGGCGAAGGAAATCGCATTCAAGTAAGTTTAGTTCCTGCCTTTTTTAGAGAATATTTGAGTGATTGGAATAAACCATTGGTATTTGCTTATAATAAAAGCGCCATAACAATTGAGCAAGATAGTACATCCGGAGCTATTCTCGATGAAAAAGTTATGGAACAATATAATGCTGTTTGGTCTGCAAGACCATCGAGGGAAGAAGTTCGTAAGAAAGCGGCTGCAAAAACTCCTCCTGTTTCAGTAGAAGCAAAACCTGTTGATAAACTTAATTTGTTTGAATCCGTTACTCCAACAGTAAGTTCTTAATATGGCAAACGTCGAAAAAAATATTGCAAAGATTCTCGGTGAAATAGATTCTATAAAT